TTTTTTAGGATAAGGTTCTCCTCTTCAAGCTGTGCATTACGTTTTTGTAACTCTTGTATTTGCTTGGCAGTAAGTACAGAATTATCTTCGAGTTTGACTTGAGAATACTGTTTGATCCATTTTGCAAGCGCAGAAGTGGATACCCCATAGTCTTTACAGAGTTCAGACTGAGTTTTTCCAGTTTGATAAAGGTTGACAAGGGATTGTTTAAATTCTTCGTCGTAGCGTTTAAATGTTGACATAGGTTGTCCTTTCGTTTTTGTGTCTTTTAAAACAGATTATAACACACAAAGTTCTGTCTACTTTTATAGTATACATCCAGAAACGGATAATCACGATATTGTCTACACTTTTACTGATACTCTAACAGGGAAACAAATTAAATGTTTCTCTCACGATGTTATCCACTGGAAATTTTTTAGTCACGATACCATACTTGGCAGGTCTCCATTGCTATCTCTAGGTGACGAAATAGACCTACAAAAAGGTGGTATAAATACCTTAATTAAATTCTTCAAAGATGGATTTTCGAGTGGAATCTTGACGATGAAAGGCGCTCAACTAAGTGGAGATGCGAGACAAAGAGCTCGGCAAGACTTTGAAAAGATGCGCGAGGGGTCTGTCGGTGGGAGTCCACTAGTATTTGACAGTACGATGGAATATACACCACTTGAAATTGATACTAATGTCTTACAGCTAATTACAAGTAACAATTTTAGTACAGCTCAAATCGCTAAAGCGTTGCGTGTTCCTAGCTATAAACTAGGTGTCAATAGTCCCAATCAGTCTGTAGCGCAATTGATGGAGGATTATGTCACAAACGACTTACCTTTTTATTTTGACGCTATAACGAGCGAAATAGGGCTTAAAACACTAAGCGATAAAGATAGGCGTCTTTATCATATTGAATTCGACACACGTAGTGTCACAGGTCGCAACGTTGATGAGATTGTAAAATTAGTCAACAACCAAATCCTAACACCTAACCAAGGCTTGGTTGAACTTGGTAAGCAAAAATCAAACGACCCGAATATGGATAGATATCAATCAAGTCTAAATTATGTCTTTTTAGATAAAAAAGAAGAATATCAGGATAAGGTTAGTATCAAAGGGAAAGGAGGTGAGGTAAATGCCAAAGAAAATAAATCTTAAAGGCCCACTTATTGCAAATAACTCGCAAGAAGTTTATGACTACTATGGAATGGAAGCGACTAGTGCCAAAAGCATTATTAACCAATTGCCAGAAGATAGCAGTGATATTATTTTGGAGGTTAACTCAAATGGTGGTCTTGTTACAGTCGGAAGTGAAATTTATACTGCTCTACGAAATTACAAAGGTAAAGTAACAGCGGAAGTGACAGGTATTGCGGCTAGTGCGGCATCTGTGGCTGTTATGGGAGCAGATAAGGTTGTTATGAGTCCAACGGCTCAAATGATGGTACACAAGGCTTTGTTTAATTGGGTGTCTGGTAATAGCGATGATTTAGACAAGGCTTCTAGCGCTTTGAAATCAAGCGACAAAGCCATTGTTAATGCTTATGTTGCAAAAACAGGTAAATCAGAAGATGAAATCATGGATTTAATGCGAAACGAAACGTTTATGTCTGCTCAAGATGCAGTCGAAAACGGATTTGCTGACGAAGTGATGTCATTTGAAGCTGTTGCGAGCATTGATAACGCAGTGTTGCCGCAGGCGGTAATTGATGATTACTATGCAAGTAGAAGCAAACGTAAGCAAGAAATTAGCAACATGTTGCTAGAAATCGAAAAAGAAGAAATTCTACAAGGGCTATAAGCTCTTTTTTATTGGAGGAAATTAATGTTTGACGAAAAAATCAAAGAAATTAAAGCAAATATCACTGAGTTAAATAAGGTGATTGCTAGCAAAACAACTGAAGTTAAAAATGCCTTAGAATCAGATGATTTAGAAAAAGCTCGCTCAATCAAAGCGGAAGTTGAAGAGGCAAAAACGAATCTAGCAGAGGCAGAGAATGACTTGAAATTATATGAATTTAGTGTCGAAGAGGGCGGCGCAGAAAATTTCGGAGGGAAAGAAGTGTCACAAGAAACTAAAACATACCGCGAAAGCGTTAATGAGTTTATTCGCTCAAAAGGTAAAATTGTAAACGATTCTTTACGTTTTGATGGTAAAGATGAAGTACTTATTCCACTTAACCAAACAACTCCTGTAGACCCTGAAACAGATGGTGTGAAGAAAACAGACGTTAAACCTGTATCTAGCGAAGAAATTCTATATACACCAGCTCGTGAAGTCAAAACAGTTGTTGATTTGAAGCAATTTACTAGCATCCATCCAGCTAAAAAGGCATCTGGAAAATGGCCAGTATTGCAACGCGCTACAGATAAAATGGTGAGCGTCGAAGAGCTCGAAAAGAATCCAAAGCTTGCTAAACCAAAATTTAAAGACGTAGAGTGGAAAGTAGAGACTTATCGCGGAGCCATCCCATTATCTCAAGAATCAATTGACGATGCAGATGTAGATTTGGTTGGTATTGTTGCCGAAACAGTTGGTCAAATGAAAGTTAACACAACAAACGACGCTATCGCAACAGTTCTGAAAAAATTTGAATCTAAGACAGTCAAAAATTTAGATGAAATCAAAAAACTTCTTAATGTTGATTTTGATCCGGCATACAACGTGTCATTTATTGTGTCTCAAAGTTTTTACCAAACTATGGATACTTTAAAAGACAAAAATGGTCGTTACCTACTTCAAGATTCAATCACTTCTGTATCTGGGAAAGTTTTCCTTGGGAAACCAGTATTTGTACTTTCTGATGAAGTTCTTGGTGCAAACACAGCATTTGTAGGAGATTTCAAACGTGGCATTTTATTTGCTGACCGTAAAGACTTAGGACTTCGCTGGGTAGATAATGAAATCTACGGACAATTCTTGCAAGCGGTACTTCGATTTGGGGTCTCTAAAGTTGATGACAAAGCTGGCTACTATGTGACATTCACGCCAGAACAATTGCCCTCATAAGGCCACTGAAGAAGTGGCGAAACCAACTAGTAAGAGCACCGTAGAAGAAATTAAACGCTACTTAACAAGCAAGGGAATTGACTTTAGTGGCAAGACCTTGAAATCAGATTTGCTTGCATTAGCAGGCGTTGAAGAGGTATAGCTATGGCTGTATCTAAAGAGTTATTAAACAGTGTAAAACTCTATTGCAAAATTGACTTTGATTTTGAGGATGACATCATCAAAGAAATGATTGAATCTGCTCAAGAACAAATTTGTTTTGCAATAGATGATGGGTCAACTCCTGAAATGTTTGAAGGTCACGCTAAATTTGCGTTAGCTGTAAAAAAACAGGTTAAGGAGGAATACGATCACCGTGGTCTATCTGCGGATAGTAATCGCTATCCGCTTGCTAACGGTGTTCTGAACATTATCCACCAACTCAGACTGAGGGGTGGTGACGCATGATAACGCGGAAGATGAATGTTAGAATTACTATCTTTAACCAAACAGGCGGACAAAACGAAGATGGTGAAGTTGTAGACAACATTCGTGAAGATTTGTATACCTGTTGGGCGGAAGTTATAAAAACGCAACTGAGAGATTTTAATTATCAATCGAAATTTCAAAATGCAAGTGATTTGCCTACAAACAAAGATACAAAAACGTTTTTAATCAGATACAATCCTAAATTGTCCATCGATAACACTATGTTTGTCGATTTTAACAAACGTATATATAAGATTGACAAAATTGAATTGGACGAGTCTGGTAAAGATATTACTATGATTAGCGGGGTTAGCATGTCATGACAAAAGGACTTGATGGTATTTTGGATAATCTTACTAAACTTGAGGTTAAAGCGCCTAACGCTGCGAAAGGAGCGGTTACGCAGGTTTCTGAGGAGTTCGAAAAGGCTTTGTCTAGAAATACACCAATAGATTATTCAGTTCATGATACTAAATTGAAATATGATACTACGACAAGTGGTTTCAAAGGAGCTAACGTCGGCATTATATCAAAAGATATCGGTTACGGTCGAAAGACTGGTTGGCGCGCTCATTTCCCGAATAGTGGGACAATCTATCAAAAAGGACAAGACTTTGAGGAAAAGACTATCAATGAGATGACGCCGAGAGCAAGAGAAATTTACGCTCAAAAAGTTAAGGAGGGGCTAGGACTTTGATTGCTGAAACGACAGCTTATAAATTATTAAGTAACGATAAGACGCTAAATGAGCTGTTGGATAGGCTCAGAGGTGGTCCATTCAAAAACGGATTTAAGCAAGGAATATTTACTTATGATATTCCTGATAACCCAATCGACTTGCGAAAAGTAGAATTGGCGCCATTTATGCGAATTAACACAACGTTAGATGGTCCTGTTGATTATGCTGATGACGAGATATTGTGTAACGAGCAACGGATCACAATTAATTTTTGGTGTAAAACAGCATCAGAATCTGAACAGATTGCGAAATGTATAGATGATATTTTAAAAAAAGGCGGTTTTGAAAGATATACCGCTAATGAAAAACCAAGATATAAAGATAGCGATATTGACTTACTCATGAACGTAAGGAAATACCGCTGTTTTGATTTTTATTAAAAGAAAGAGGAAAAAATGGGAAAAGTAAAATTTGGATTACGTGATTTCCAATATGCAGTGCTTGGAGATGATGATCAATTACAAACAAAAACGGGAGGGATTAAATCGCTCCCTGGAATGAAAGCAGCGAAACTTGATATTACCAACGAGTTAGTGACAGTTACGGCAGATGATGGACCGTATGTTGTTTTATCTGGCGGTATTACGGAAACTAAATTAGAAATTGAGGTGTTAGATTTGACGTCCGAAGCTCGGCAAGCTTTCTTTGGTATAAAGGCAGAAAATGGTATTGAAAAATACAATAAATCGCTCACGCCTAACAATGTTGCTTGTATGTTTAGAACAAGTGATGAAAATGGCAAAGCGATTTGGGTTGGCTTGCTAAAAGGTAAATTTAACATTCCAGGCATGGATACAAAAACAAAAGAGGGTGCACCTAACCCAGAGGCAGACAAGGTAACGGGAAATTTTGTTGCTCGTGGAGAAGAAGGAGACGTTTTGGTTGTCGGCAGAGAAGACGCTGGTGATTTTAATTTAGAAACTTTTAAAACTTTAGTCTTTGCAGGCGCTACTGACATTAAGAAAAAAGAAAAAAACTTCGAAATGTAACAATCAGGTTGGATGTAATATCCAACCTTTTATTTTTGATAAGGAGTAGATATGTACGAAATTACCTTAAAAAAAGGCGGTGTTGATAAAACTTTTTCAAAAGATTTTATTAATGTAGAGGATAATCTGCTAGCCGTTGAACATCAAGTTAGGCAAAGCGCTGTATTTAGCAGTGATGAACACCGCTTGGATGCAAAAGAGCACCGCAAATTAAACGAATCATACTTACAAATGTTTGTTGAAATGTACGGAAATCAATTTACTATCGATGACTTAAAACAGTCAGACATGACTGTTTTGGACAAATTGAATGATCTTTTTGTTGACGCTTTAGGCGGAGAAAAAGAGGAAGACGAAAAAAAGGAACGATAACTCCTCAAGAAGCTAAAGACAACTTGCTCTTGTGGATTCAGAGTCTGCTAAAAAATGGTTATACCATTTTAGATATCAAAAAAATGCGCTTATCAGATATAGAATTGATGGTGCAAGCACTAGAGATAAACTTTGCTGAAAAAGAAGAAGTGGTTGAAACAACCTTGGACAAGGCTTTTCCATTCCTTTTCGGCTAGAAAGGAGAATAGATGGGAAACATAGGTGATTTAGTAGCAACTGCAACTCTTGACATAGCGCCTTTTATGGCTAACACAAGAAACCTAAAAACTTACATGAAAACTTTAGATAACTCTCTTAAAGCTGTTGAAAATAGCTTTAAAGGTCACGGTAGTCGTGTAAAAGGACTTAAAGCTGTTTATGCAGAAACGGGTAGTGCTCTGAAAGGTTATCAAGAGTTACTTAAGCGACAATCACAAAAATACAGTGAATTAAAAGAAAGTATCGGGGATGTTGACAAAGCCACTGCCAAACAAAAAAAATCATTAATTAACGCTAAGTCGGCAATGATGGAGACTGCGGCAAAAGTTTCAGAATTGCAAAGTCGCTTAAAAGCACTTGCAACAGAAACAAGTGTTTTTACTCGTTTTGGCAATGCAGCAGAACAAGCTGGAAAAAAGATGAGGTCGTTTGGAGATTCTGTGTCTGGGGTTGGCGCTGCTTTTACTAAAGGGGTTACAGCACCTATTGCAGCAGGAGCAGGATATGCAATTAAAGCAGCAATTGAATATGAAGATGCGTTTGCTGGTGTGAAAAAGACTGTTGATGAAGTAAAAGACTCGAACGGGAAAGTAATTTATTCTTATGATATGTTGTCTAAAGGGATTAGGCAAATGGCTAAAGAGATACCAGCATCAACAACCGAAATATCTCACGTTGCAGAAGCAGCTGGCCAATTGGGTATTAAAACAAAAGACATCTTAGGGTTTACTCGTGTCATGATTGACATGGGAAAATCTACTAACTTGTCATCAGAAGAAGCTGCAACAGCATTAGCTAGGTTTGCTAATATCACACAACTAGATCCATCTAAGTACAGCAATCTAGGTAGCTCAATTGTTGAGTT